TACTTCAGGGGTGTGGTGCGAAGTGGCACCTGAAGCGTGCAGTTGCAAAAGACCCAACGATACTAGAGCAGGTTGCGGTAAAAGTGGACACAATAGTAGTAACAGAAATTAAGGCTGTACACGATACTTTAGTGCTTAACCAGTATGATACCATAGAAATAGAAAGAAATGGCGTTAGAATACAGCTAAAGCGTATTCACGATACAATACAGGTTACTGCTGAGTGTCTACCAGACACGATACAAGTAACACAGGTTGTTAAAGTACCGCAGGTGGTGTATAAGGAAAAGGAATTCAAAGTTATTGACATAGCCTTGATACTCTCAATTATTCTAGCGACCTTTGCTCTTATTAAATTTCTATTTAAGAAATAAATAGATATATTTACTTGTGTTACACACAAGATATATGACTAGAAGACAATACAACCTAGCTATAGAAAGGAAAGAGGTTGATGATGATTACCATAACCATTTCTTGTCTCACTTTGGGTTTTACGATGAGCAGCCTTCCGATTACGGCTTTAACAAATACTACTCTACACCTTATGACATTCAAGGAGGCTCAAAGGATTAGTGCTTTACTTAATGAGGATAACTACCACGCATGGGCAGTTGATGGCTTTCATGTTAGGTTTCTTTTAGATGGGGTAATGTATGAGGTTAAAAAAGCAAAGCAGCAGCCTAATGAGGAATAAAGAGATAGATGCCATATTACATAAGATGGCAATGTTATACCAGAATATAGGTATAGATAGCACAGAGGCCGAGCGTGATAACGCTAAGGTACAAGAGTTGGCATACATAGCACAGATAGCTTATATAGATGCTGAGTATGCATCAAGGTTGTTATATGGTTGACCACACTAAAATAGAGGTACACTTGGGTAAGATACCCAGCCTTAATAAGTTTTACTCCTCACCCCACTGGACATTCCGTAGTAAGGAGAAAAGCAAGTGGCGTGCTGTAGTTATGGAGCAGTTAGATTACGACTTTCAGTTTGAGTATTGCGTAATTACTGCAAAGGTCAATTACCGCTATGACTTAGATAACTGCATTATGGCAGTTAAATTCACACAAGATGCACTGGTAGAGGCAGGCTTAGTTAAGGATGATAACAAGAAATTCATCAAGGCTGTACGCATAGAACCAGCAAGCGATATACCCAAAGACACATCTGTCATTTTAATAGAGGGTAAAATTTTTAAATAAAATTTGTAGGAGAAGTTCTTTTTTTTATTCCTTTGACTTGTTAAACAAAAACAAAGAGCAATGAAAACACTAAACAACACCCAAATTAACCAACTACTAATTGCAGCTGACAAGAAAAACTTTGACCAAATCTTGTGGTTTAGCGAATATGAAATGCAATTTAAGATTGAAAAGCAAGGCTTAGAGCGTGTACGCTCAAACAGCGTTTATATGGTATGGACACACGACCCAATGAAACACCTTGACCTTAATTCAAAATATATTTACCACTTTGACCTAGAGCAGTGGTTTAAAGTAATTTAATAAACAACAGGGGCGGTGTAACAGCCGCCCTTATTTAAATACCAAGAGCAATGAATACAGAAAACATTTACCAAGTCCTAGATGACTTAGAAACCTTTGCTGCTAACATAGGCAGCGAATGGATGAAGGAGCGCCTAGCTATGCTAGAGGCTCAAATTGCAAACTTAGAAAATCAATCAACATTATGAAAACAGCAAAAGTAGTATCAGTTTCTCCAAAGGGGGACTTTGCCTTTAACGGCAAAACATTTTACAAATTCTTTGTAACGCTAGACAATGGCGATAGCGGAGAGTACAACAGCGTTAAGGCAGACCAAGATAAGTTCGTTGCAGGCGCAGAGGTTGAGTATGAGATTACTAGCAACCAGTACGGCAATAAGATTAAGCCAGTATACAATGCTGGAGGTGGTGGCTACAGCAAGCCTAGTTACTCAGGTAACAATGATGACAAGCAGAAAATGATTGTTAAGCAGAGTTGTCTGAAAGCAGCAGTTGATTTGCTAAAGGATAAGGGTGCTAAAAGCACAGATGTACTTAAGGTTGCTGATGCGTTTGTGGAGTGGGTTCTGGAACAGCCCAAGCAGGAAACAAACTACAACACGCATTTCAGTAGCCGAGAGGAGAAAATAGAAACAGCGCAAGCCATTGCAAGTGGCGAGCCAGTAGGTGATGACTTACCATTCTAAATACTCGTGTTAAGTAGTAAAGAGGGGTTGGCAATTATGCCGCCCCTTTTTTTTGACCCAATAAAAAAAGATACCTACATTCACGACTATGATACACAAGCACATTATAAAATCCGACCAAACCCTACGCTACTTAGAGAGAGCAAGAGAGGGCAAAATTAGCGAGGCCTCAAGGTTTGGGGTTCCTGAAATAGATGACTTTTTACGCTTTAAAAAGGGCAACTTTATTGTCGTTACTGGACATGCCAATGTCGGTAAGACACACACGATGAGTTACCTGCAGTTGTTACACACATTAGAGAACGGCACTAAGTGGCTTATTTACTCCAGTGAGAACGAGGTCCAAAGCCTACAGCGTAAGTTAATAGAGTTTTTGGCTGGCAAGCCAATAAACCAAATAGATGAGCAAACCTTCTGGAGGCACCATAGCTTTGTAGAGGGCCACTGGGCCTTTATAGATAGCGAGTTAATAGTAAATGCATTTGAGTTGCTAGAGATAGCTAGCGAGGTTTATGATGCTTGGGAGTTTCAGGGTATGATGATTGACCCTTACAACAGCCTTACCATACGCAAGGAGGACTTAAAGGGGATAAGCACCCACGATTACCATTATGAAGTAACAAGCTATATTAGAAAGTTCTGTAAGGAATATGGTGTTACTACCATACTAAACACACACCCAGCAACAGAGGCCCTTAGAAAGGTGCATAAGGCAGGACACGAATACGCTAACCACACAATGCCACCTATGGCGAGTGATGTTGAAGGAGGCGGTAAATTCGTCAACCGCTCAGATGAATTCTTTGTAATCCATAGATACACGCAGCACGCACAAGATTGGGTATACACGGATATACATGTGCGCAAGGTTAAAGAGTTGGAAAGTGGTGGTAGACCCACGCCGTTAGATGCTCCAGTAAGGCTAGCCTCAACGGCAGGCAATTGCGGCTTTACAATAAATGGCTTAAATTTAGTAACTAAAGAAAGACAAATAGATGAATCTCCATTTTGAGGGTAACAGGCTTTACTATATGGAAAAGGAAGCTGAATTGCACAGGGCACTAGATTACTTAAGCAAGGAATTAAGCGAAAGGGAGGCAATGACTAAGGAGCAGTTGTGGGATGTTTTCCATATTTGCGCAGATACTTCTGCAGTGTATAGGCACATTACAGACTACTTCACTACACTGGACAAATTGATACTAGATGCTCGCATAACTAATGACAAGTTAAAGCAGGAGTTGTACGACTTAAAAAAGGAGAACACACGCCTTAACAAGGCGCTTGAAAATTATATGGATGAATTTTAAGAGGAGGATATTAAACGGCCAAAGGTTTATAGTAAGTGGAATGGAATTTGTGTGTATTGAGACACACGCTTACTTACAAACTAGGGTAGATGGGGAGGAGTCGGATATTGATGTGGGCAGCAGCTATTACATAGTGCGCAACACCTCCACAGGCAAGCTACACCGCATTCCTTTTGCTAGGATAATTGAGAAGGATGATGCAGGGGAAATTACCTACAAAAGGTAGACTTGCTTTTTCATACTCAAGTAGTTATATTGTAAGCATCTAAAAATAAATAAGATGCAAATTGAGTTGACCCCTATTACTGGTGTTTTGATTGGCGTTAATTACGCTTACTATGAGCCTACTGAGGAATTAGGTGGTTTAAACTTGTTGCAGGTATGCTGTGGCCTTTTTGTGTTGAACATATCATGGGCAGGATAGAAAGGTTTTACAGAAAGAATTTTAAACGCCTCACAGGCTTTATAAAGGAGTATACTGATGGCAGTTACAGCATAGCTGGCGATATAGTACAAATGGTTTTCTTACGCCTTCTGGAAATGGAGGCGGAGGGTAGGACTAACTTTTACGATGAGGAGGACAGCCTAAATTTCTTTTATGTGTACCGCAGTTGCATCAACACTGCACTTAAATACCAAAGGGCAAAGCGCAAGGTGAATAAAGTAAGCCTTGAGGACTTAGAGGTTGATTTCTTACAATACGAAACCTTTCCAGAGGAGCGACAAGCAATGGAGCGCCTACTAAATTATATGGAACAGGAGATGGAGGACTTTCATTGGTATGATGCCAAAATGGTACGCATACATATGGAGGGCACCAGTATGAATAAAATACATAGGGAAACGAGCATAGGATTAACAAGCATTAAGAATACTATTAAAAATGGCAAAGCAAGAATCTACGACAACCTCCAAGAGCACTGGGAAGACTATACCAACGGAGACTACGAGCAAATCTAAAAAGGGCCGACCAAAAGGCAGTAAGAATAAGCCTAAGGGATTGGGTGATACTATTGAGCAGATAACTACAGCTACTGGAATTAAAGCGGCTGTTAAAGCCGTGCTTGGTGAGGATTGTGGTTGTGATGCTAGAAAGGAAAAGCTAAACAAGATATTTCCCTATAGCCGTACCCCTGAGTGTTTAGAGGAGGATGAGATAGCTTATTTGTCCAGTGGCGTGCTGCGTAAAAGCACACTCAAACACGAGGACAGAGAGCGCATTGCGCAAATACACGCTAGAGTATTTAATCACAAGTTTGATGTGCCCTGCACCTGCAGTCCTAAGATATGGATGCAATGGATGCGCCAACTGCAAGAGTTGTTAGATGCAACTGCGTAACTATTTAAAAGATAAACGCAAGCTAACTGAGAGCCGTACCGCCATATGTGTTGAAGTAGGTAAAACAGGTGAAGCCCTGTTTAAGGAGATTACTGGAGCCCACAAATCTAGCCTAGCTGATGATAAGCAGCACATTGACTTTTATTGGGAGGAAAAAAAGGTAGATGTAAAGGGGCTAAAGAAGATGCACCTTACTGGATACATACTCCTAGAGTTTATGAATGTCTGGGGTGGTAATGGCTGGTGCCATAAAAAAAGCAAGGCCGAGTATATCGCCTTTCAGTTTCCAGATGCATTTTATGTATTCAGAAAGAACCACCTGCGCACAAGGGCGCTGGATATGTGTGAGGTGTACAGCCCTGAGGCGGTAACACGCCAAAACTATATACCCTATGAGAAGGGGTTGTACAAATGGCTAGGCAGGTGGAATGCGCAGGATGTGTTTACTTACCTGAAGTTTAGTGATGTTGAGGATTTGATTTTTGAAGTGTTACCATATAAAATACAGGAATGATACTTATAC